AGCGGCATGCTCACCTCCTCTGTGTGACCGCATGCTGGACAAGATGTCTCCTGCTTCATGATGACGCCGGGTTCATTTTCTTTGATGTAATTACGCAGAGCAAGCGAGTCCCTCGCAGGCATCAACTTGATGAAGCTGTTGATCTTCATTCGATCCTCAACACCATCAATTGACACGATCGCGTGAATCAAACCAGTGGTGACGTTTGATTCTGAGTTTAGTCCCAGCTTCTTCTGTTTCTCTGCGAGTGACACGATCTCCTCTTCATCTCTACCTGTCAAGAATCTGAACTTGACAAGCTTCTTGCTGTAGGGTAATTGAAACTCGAACAAGTTTGTTCCCTGAACAACTGGATCGATATTCAACCTACGAACGGGAAGCTCGGCAAGGTTAAACTCGTGCGGTGACTTCGTATTACACTCATTGCACTGAATCTCTGCCTTGTAATCGGGACCATAACCAGTAATACGAATTGCGACCATGAGAGCATTTCTATCGCCGCCGAGGAGGTCATTCGGATTGATTGACCTGTCGACGAGACAAGAACGAATCAGTTCAGTGATGACTGTTCCCTTCTTTAGGAGGGCACGTGACGTCAAGATGTCTTCTTCACGTGCAGTCATTGCCCTGATGTCAACTGTCTCTGCTCCGTATAGGCTAGAGTTCTGTGGATACACCTTGCCGGAGGAAGGAAGAGGAACCGTTTCAAGGGGAATATCCAGGCCAAACTCTGTCTTTACTTTGTCAGCCGCAGACATCATCGGTGTGCGAGGATCGACACCCGATGGGACGTGCGAAGTACCAGAGAAAATTGCATTACGCTGCTCACGATCTTCTGTACTCATCTATTAATCCTTTTTTATTAAAGAAGCTTGTTATATAATAAACACAACTTCTTACATGTAAATAACAACGTGAGAAAAAACGATCATATAGTAACACAAGACGTCAAAGATACATTTGAAAGTTATTTTTGACTTGATAAAAATTTATGAGATTTTTCTGTCCATATCTCAAATATGAATCCATTATCATTTGCAAATTTTTGAGCAGATTGAAATTTGGCGATATTTTTGTCATGAGTAACATGACAATTCGGCTTAAATTCCACAATACGTTTGGTTCCATCTGAATATTCTACTAGACAATCGACGATATAGTGTCTAATTTTTCCTTCAAATGAATACTCAATGTTGTATGGTTCAAATGTGTATGAAACAATATCTTCGTTTGATTCCAAGTGAAGAATGGCGTTAAACTCGAATAACGATCTATAGTAGACGTTCTGCCTAGTTGACTTTTTATGATTGCTAAAATACCCATGAACTCGAGTGCATTTGGTCAACAATCCATTTTTTACTCTTTCAGCTTGTTCTAAACTTTGACGTTCTCGATTAGTTTCTTCACCCCAGTACGACTTCATATGCTCTGAGATTTTTTGTTTATGAGATTCTGATTTTGATTTTCCCGCTAAAGATTTAGATATCTTCTTAGATCTTTCAGGGGTATTCATCTTTTTAATGATTGATGCTATTCTTGGGTCATCTTTAGTTAGTCCCTTACACCACCCTTGAATTTCACCATTTTCCCACATTCTTCTTCTAGTTGCTATGCTTTTTTCAAAAGCATCCTTGTTGCGACCCCAATTGTTATTAACTTTTGAAGCATGACCCCACACAAACTTAGAATATCCATTCACCAATCCGTTGAATTTTGTGTAGGAACCACATCCACATTCGCATGTCGGTTTAATTCCTTTTAGCACAACTTGAATGTATAAATCTTCACTTGAAATATCATGTTTTTTTGAAGCATGAATTCTAAGAGAATTGATATTTTCGATTTGAAAATCGCAATCGGGACATTTAAGCATAAAACCTCCGCAGCTTGAAGCCACAGAGGTAATTATACATCACTTTGTGATTTGGTAAAAGACTTTTTCTAAAACTGCAGAACGCAGTTATCAAACCTGAGCGTCATTGAGATTTCCATGGGACCACCGTCCTCGTATGTAACCTCGCCGAAGTTCGCTTCCGTGATGAACGCGCCCTTGATGTCCCAGAGTTCCACGACCGTGCCGACGGGATCGAGCATCTTCAACTGAATGTCACGCTTGTAGAAGTCTGCGTAGCCTGCGCGGCCCGAGACCGACTCGAAGTGGGTGCGGACCCATTCCATGACCTGCTGTGCACCCGAGGGAGCGATTGGGTCGTGGAGTGTGACTGCGATCGTACCGAACGTCGTCTTACCTGCGAGGTAGCGGCGCGAGTTGATGAAGGGAACCTCAACTTCTTCGGTTGTGATAGTTGGGCGAGCCGTGGTCTTGATGATGTAGGCATCGATGCCTTCGATCATGAGGACCCAGCGGTTCTTGCGCTTCGGCTCGAACTTGTTTGGAATCATCGATGTAACGTCAAGTGTCTCTGCGGCCATTTTTTTATTCTCCTGTTATCCTTTGTAAGTATTCTGCTTCCGTGAAACTAGATAATTGTTTTTTTATTGGACCGAGGTTACCAGAGATAACTTTATGAAGAATTATTCTGGTAACCTCTGGTCACCCTGTCACTGTACCTGTTGTAGGTTGTTGGCAACAACGAAGTCAAGTGAGACGAACTCGATCGACTTGACAGGCTGGACGAATATCTTGCCTCGGACGGTGTTGTTCTCAACGTCTGTCTGTGTCGTTGTTGTTGCGTCAATGATTACTCTAAAACGTTCCAGACCGCTGAGTGCCTGAATCCTTTGGAGCCTTGGTGTGACTGCAGCAGAGAACCTTGCGAGCGTTGCCTCACGGTTTGGCTCGAAGAGGATGCCCTGTGCAATCTCACGCACCTGGCGCCTGATCTCGATGAGGAGACGGCGGACGTTGACGCGGTCAAGAGCAGATGATGCAACCTGTAGCGTCTTCTGTCCCCAGACCACGAGACCAGAGGATGGGTTTGTTCCAGACTTTGGTGATCCGACGAATCCAACGATTGGATTGAGCCTGTCGTTGTAGAGTCCGTCTAGGTCTTCTTCCTTCAATCTCACCCTGCTCTCGAGTGCCTGTAGTGGTAGGGCGCCACGGGCGAATCCTGCTGGTGCAAACCAAGGGTGACCGACTGCGTCATTCAAGGACAGTGCGCCGAGGACGAGTGCAGATGGTGGAACATATAGGTTGTTCCTGTCCGGTGCAGCGTAGAGAATGTCTGGGAAGTAAGCTGCAGCGAATGAGTTGTCTATGTTGCGGTCCCTGAAGGAGCTGATCGTCTGGACGACTGAGACCACGTCACAGTCCTCTCTTACTTCATACTCTGCGTCAGTTCCCTCTTCCTTATATTGCTCGACGTCCATGAGGTATAGGGCATCAAATCTCTCTTCTACTGCAACAGTTGCATAGTCAGTCACTATTGGGTGACGGATGCCTGGGATTGCGAGAAGCTGTATGTCAAGATTCGTGACGTTCTTCATAATGTCAACCGCCTTGACGAATGCCTTTACGCTTGCTCCATCTGTGAGTCCTCTTCCATTGCTTGCGATCATGTCAGAAGAGATTGCGTTGTTTGTGATCTTTGCCTCATCCTTGTCAAAGATATTGACGCCGTCGAATCCACCTTGCATGAAGAGCGTAAACTTTGCATACCTTCTATTGATTGTTTCATTCAAATCAGAAATCTGAAGCGCTCTTGTCTTGTTTCCGTCATCTGCTTGAATGCTTCCATTTCTAACGTAGGAAGCTGAGTGCCACTTGAGTGGATCTGCTCTACCGCTAGAACCTGTTGCAACCTGAATGTTTTCGAGCGTAAAGATGTTGTTGTTGAACCTATCTGCGTCAAGTATTCCATTCGCAGCCGTGTCAGCAACACCAGTGTTGTCTCCGACAACAAAGTTCTGTTTTGTTGTTGCAAATCCTGGGAAATACTTTGTGAATGATTCAATTGACTTGTTCACAAGGACTGATGAGTTTGGCTTTGTGGTTACATCGACTTGTTCAAACTGTGTACCCCAGTAGAAATTCACGTTTGCAGATTCGGTTGCGCTTCCAACGACTCCGTCGGTGACCTTCTTCCTGAATGGAACTGGTGCTTGGATAATCTTCCTGAGGATCTGCTTGTCAGTTGAACCACCTGCAGGGCTTGTGTCTGTTGGGCTTAGATTTTCTCCTAGTGCAGGGAACACTGCTGTTCCTGATGTAACCAAGTGTGCTGCGCCCCTGAATCCTACGGGTAGTGCAGTTGGATCAATGAATTCACTTGAAACTTCGTCAGAAACTTCAACCCTAACGTAGTTTGACCTGCTTGGGTATGCACCCTCGATCACAAGCTTTTGTTCTTCTGCGTCACGATCAAAGTCAAAGTATGAGTTGATGTCACCTATCATCCTAGCGATGTAGCGAGGTGAAGATGGGTTGAGGTCACAAACAAACGCTT